CACTTTTCTCTGTACTCTACCATCGCTTCAAGAAACTTTTTATTATCTACATAATGAGGTTTTTCTTTTGCTTTTGTTTTTTTCATAAACTTATTATACTACATTTTGTGCTTAAATGCAAGCATTTCAACTACTTTTTTTGGTGTGCTTGACATCTCTAGGAAAATGTGTATAATCGACTATGTAGTCGCTGAGGAGAGTAGCTATAGCTAGTGTAGAGTAACTTTACTTTCTTCATAATATTCACCTTCTTCTTCTTCATTCTCTTTTACTCTTTTATCTAATTCTTCTGCTATTTCCATTATCTTTTTAATCTCATTTTCTGAATAAGAAGTTTTGATTTTTGTAGTTTGTAATTTTCTTAATATAACTTCATAATAATTTGCAAGTTCTTTTGCAGCTCTAGATATTACAATAACTTTATCTTTTGGTATTACATACATTTTATCTGTACTAAATGGTACCCACGGTGCTAAAGTGTTATCATCTTTGACGCCAAACTCTGTAATTCTAGGTGTAGTAATTAATTGTAATGGGTTTTGTATTCTTAAAAAATCTTTATCTAATGAAATACTACCGACTATTGTGCTACCATCTGTTAATTTAACAATACGATAATCTGTTAAATCGTTTGGTTCTTTCTTTGATTCTTTTTCCATATTAATATTTATCTATTCTTTTAGGTCGATATTGTGTATCTCATAGTCAAACTCTTCCTCTGTATAGATGTTTATCCTCTCTTGAAAATGTTTTAATGTAAAGTTTTCTTTCGACTTATAAGTTAAGTCATCTGCTATATCATACAAAGTAGCACTAACTTTATTATCGCCTAATCTTAGACCACGACCAATACTTTGTAAATTTCGTATTCTACTTTTAGATGGACTCGCAAAAATAATATTATGTAAATTTTTAATATTAACACCAGTAGAAAATGTGCCATAACTTGCAACGATAATAGCATTCTTTTCTTTTTCTACAATACCTCTAATTGTTTCTCTTTCATCTGCTTCAACACCACCAAAAATATAAAAAACTTTTCGGTCATCATCAGCCTTTTCTTTAATTATTTCGTGTAAATTTTTACCATGTTTTTCTACTAACTGAAATAAAACTAATGTATTACCTTCTAGTTTTAAAGATAAATTACGAATAAAATTTTGTCTTGATTTACTACTTACTAGGTAATCTATTTCGTCTTGATACTTGCCACTTGTAACCATTTTACTATTCTCAACTGTGTGCTTTAGTATCAAACATCTAACAGTAAGATTTGATAATTGATTTTTATCCATAAGTTTTCTTGTAGATGTTACTTTATTTACAGCGCCAAATAAACCTTCTAATACTAACTTATGTGTTTGAGCACCATCTAAAGTTCCTGTAAGACCGATACGATATTTACAATCTATAAGTTTAGTCATGATTTCTGTAAGTGATTTAGATTTAAATAAATGTGCTTCATCACCAAACACAACACCAAACTGTTCAAAATATTTTTTTGGTAACTTATATAAACTTTGCCATGTTGATATCAAAACTCTTTTATCTGTTTGATTAGAATAACCGCTGTATAATCTATGACAGTATTTTTGAACATTCCAACCATATGATTTAAAATCAGAATACATTTGTTCAACTAATGATGTTGTTGGCACTATCAATAAACATCTATTATTTTTTTCATCTTTAATTAGGTGTGAATAATATCTTATAAGTGCATAGATAATAAATGATTTACCACTTGCAGTAGGACTTAATAATAATGTTCGATTGTATTTTAGACTATGATAGATAGCGTCTATTTGATAATCTCTGGCTTCAAAACTTTGACCTAGACTATTAGAGAATTTTGTAACAATATCTTTATTTACTTTGTTCTCTATCTCTACATCTTTACCAGTTACGATTTGATAATCTCGTTCTTCAGCAAATGCTCTGATGTATGGATATAGACCAAAATATATTTCTTTTGTTTTCTGTGAATATAGTCTTATCTTTCCATCCCACATACGATTACGAAATGCAGGCATGAACTTATAACCTGGCACATAGAATGTAAAAAATTCTGATATTTCTCGTTGAATGTTTGGATCACAATCAACGGTTATATAGACTTCGTTTTTCTTTTCAACTATTATAGTATCCATGTCATTATGCTATAGCGAACGCCACTAGTTACTTTTTTAACTTCATGAGGAAACATAAAGTTTGAAGGAAAGACAACAGCAGAACCTTTGTCTTTATCTAGATTTTCGCCACATAATGTAAATTCACCACCTTCATAATCACTATTTAAAAATATTAATGATGTTAAGTGTGGATAGCCTTGTTTTTGACCATGACTATGATGTATATTGTCTATATGTTCTTTCATAAAACCACCTGTTTCATAACAGTTGATTCTAAAATGTGTATATTCTTGTATCTTTATTTTATTATGTGTCTTAACGTAGTCGTTTACTGCTGTTTCAAATCCTTGTTTTATTGTTTGATAGCCAAACATATTTGGGCCTATCCAAAACTCTTTCATCTCAACTTTAGATGTACCTAGATTTTTAGTATTAGTTGAAAAGGTGGACGTTTTCCATCCTTTAAATGTATCTTTATTATAGTGTGCGATAAGATTATCACAAGCAGTTGGTTCTAATACTTGTGGATAATAATATATGTAATCAGAAATTTGCTGATTGGAACTCATGATGTTCTCCTACTTGTCCTTTGACTTGCATATTCCATGCTATACTTATGCGTTTATTATTAGACTTATTTTGCTGTACCCAATGTGGCAACCACGCAGGGAAAAACATTGCTCTATTTGTTTTAGACGCATAACTTAACAAACTAGAATTGTAAGTGTTTTTAGTTTTCTTTCTTGGCACTATTACATCAGCTGCAGGTCTAGGATCGTGAAATACTATACTTGCACCTTGATCTGATTGTAAATAATAAGTGCCACTTAAAAAATTATTAGAATGTGTATGAACGGGATGATGTTCATTATTCTTTAAAACATTTGCCCACATATCAGTAATAATTAAATCTTCTACATCATATCCTAAAGTATCACATATTTTTTTGCCAGTCTTTACAACCAAATCTGAAAAAGTTTTGAACTCTTTTTTAGTATGTAAATCTGCTGACTTTGTTTGCCAGTTATTATCATAGTCTCTTTCATTCCATAAATCACCGATATACTTTTTCATAGTATCAGTTTCAGATATAAAATTGTCTAATAAGAATATATTAGTTGCGAATATTTGTTGATGTTCCATAAAAAATATAACTCCCGTCTCTGCTCCATTTAATAAACTTCATAGGTAATAATCTCATATACCATGGTGTAGGACAACTTGTCATGTTATTCCATAACTCATAAACTCTTCCGTACTTACCTATCTTTGATAGACCCACACAAGCAGGATAATCTCTAGATGGCTCCACTAGTAAATTTTTTCCATTCTATTGCATTTTTAATTAAGAATGTTCTATTGTTTATACTTCGTAAAACTTGCTCAAGATAAGTAACTACCTGTTTTAAGTATGCAGATTTTTGATCTGCCTTTTGTAATTCATCATCTGAATCCATATAGATATGAACATCTGCTTTTAATACTTTTAGATCAAAAGGTTTTTCTCTGTAAACACTTGGATCTGCTTTACCTGTATAGTATTCCCATTTTTGTCTTTGCATAACTTTATGTTCATATTCTGCCTTCTTTAATAGTAAAGAAAACTTATTATAATGTTGTAAGTATTTGTTGTGTAGTAAAGGTATTTTAGTTGATTCAGTATCTAATTCTGTGTCATCAAGTTTAAAATCTCTATCTACTTGTTGTTGTAATTCCTCTAATGTCATACGGATATTATATCACCTTTTGGTTGTTTTGTCAAGGCTTTTCGCCATTTCTTTATGTGTTATATAAAATAAATTACTACAATCTTTCCATTCATCTATTTTACAATCTATCGGCGTTTTACCGATCTCATTTAAATTTACTTTGTAAAACTTAACATCTTTAAATTTATCAAATGTATTTTTATGTTGTAGTATCCAGTTAAATGTTTCATCAGGATTATTAGGTCTTGCATAATCGGCATCTTTATTGGCATAACAATCTGTGCCAGCATATACATTGTTTATTTTATTATCTAAACTATATAAATCATGACCAATAATATAAATCTCTTTGGCACCCAACTCACACGCAAGATGAATACTTCTTGATCCTGTTGCATATGCAAAGCCATCTACATCTGGTTCTATATCTTTTACTTTGTCTGGATGTTTAACGCCTGTAATATAAGTTACGCCTAAATTATGACCTTTTGTAAGTGTAAACACACCATCAGCGCCATGATAAACTACTTGTTCACTATCATTCCACTCTACATCAGTTTTATCTGCCATAGTTTTTAACATTTCCTTTGCGACAAATATTGGTACAGGTGTCCAGTATCCTAAATAACAAGTATGTTTATGTGCATAACCTGAACGATATATTTCATGACCTATTCTTGAATCTAATCCTACAACAATGTCTGGTGTAAAATCACGATAGATTGCATTACAACCTATTACTGTGCCATATTTTTTAAAGTGGTCTAGATTTAGACCTTTACGAGAGTTGCCGTTACCAAAGCAAAATGCCTTTGTCATTATATATCATCCTATATTTTTACTACTATGTAGTAGATATTTGTACTATCTTGTAATTCATATATTGAAAACTTACACTTGCTTGTATGTAATCAATATCTGTTTGTCTTACATCATAACTTAAACTAGATAAAGATGTAGGATAAACATTTTCAAATCTTATTTCGGTCTTTGCAATATTTTTACTATTTAAAACTGTTAATGTTGCGTCTGAATATGTGCCGCCTTCAGCAAGAGGTGCTGGTGTTGCGACACCAGGCACTACTGGACCTGCAGTTGATCCTGGAACTCTATCTGATCCCTCAGTTTGTAAGTTTGCAAATTGTGTGTGATTACTAGGAAAACCTAATGCTAATAACCAGTCGTGAATTTCTTTATAATTATTTAAATTTTCATCAACAATAAATGATAAATCTAAAGCAGAGTATGTAATCTTATCACCTGGTATTGGTATATCGTATAAAGGTGTAGTTTGTTGTGCTGAACCTAAAGATATGCCTGGTATATTTGCACTCTGTATAAAAAATTCTACTAGTGGTAGTTTAGTTATTTTAAATCTAAACTGTACAGGACTTGCATAGTCTCTTTTAGACGGTTCTCTATTGATTACATTTACTGTTGTCATACTACTATTTATAAGAGAAAAAAGAGGCTAAAAAAAAGGGGCCGAAGCCCCTTTTTAATTTTTCGAGAGGAATCGAAATTACATAATGTTTGTAACTTTAACTCGTCTGTAATATAAGTTTTGTGCACCAGCAGCAACTGCGCCTGAGTTATCAAGAGCACCTGTACCAGCAGAAGTTGCGAAAGGATTTTGAACCATTCCGTATCTAGTTTTGAATCCAATTTTTGGTTGGAAACTATCTTGACCAACTGCTCTCACCATTTGTAGTGGAACATATGGGCAGTAGAATAAACCAGAATCGTAAGGTGAAGTTCCTTTGTAACCGATTACATAGTATTGACTTGCTGATACGTTAGCAGCATATGGGTCTACATATACTCTAAACTTACCATTAAGAACACCTGCGAAGGTGTTACCTGTGTCATCTACGTTTAAGTTTGAGTTTAACGCAGGAGCGTAATCTAAAACACCAGCCATTTGTAAAGCAGAAGCAACATCAGCTGAACATAGAATGATGTTACCTTTCCCTCTACGAGTTTGTTGACCGATAGCGTTAGCGTCTCTCTCTAATTGATACATTAACCCTTTGAATTTCTCAACTGACCAACGACCATTTGAATCTGTGTCTAAGTCAAAGATACCAGCAGTTGTTGTATTTACTTGAGCACCCGCTTTAGCGTGTGAGTAAATAGTTCTAACTACTTCTCTGTTGATCTCAGATAAGATTTCACTTGAAAGGATGTTCGCAAGTTCTGTTTCAGCGTCTAGACCGTGGATTGCTTTTAAGTCTTGAGCAAGTTCCATAGTGTACTCTGCTTTTAGAGCTCTAGATTTTGCAGTAACAGTTACCTTGTCGATTGAGAATGCCATTTCAGCAAACTCATCAGATCCATCACCTAGTGTTTCTGCCTGAGCAGTTGACATACCAGAACCAGTTGTGTAAGTTCCAGCAGAAGGTGAATCGTTTAGTGTTGCAGGGTTTGTACCTGATTGTGCGTCAGGTGATCCTGTGTCGCCAGCAGCGTCTCTTGCTGAGAAATCTGAATCAGCTTCATTAAATAGTGCTTCTGCACCAGCTTGTGAACCGAATCTTGATTTCATAGCGAAGATAAGACCTGTTGGACCAGTCATTGGTTGTACACCACAAATATCGTATGCGATAAGATTTGGCATAGCTCTTCTGACTAACGAAATTAATACTGGATCAAAGTTATCAACAGAAGAACCAGTTGCGTTTGCAGGTGCAGCCTCAGCCATAAAGCTTCGGTCTTCCCTAACTGACTTCTCTTGATTTTCTAAAATCACAGTAGTTACAGCTCTTTTATAAGCATCTTCGATTTTTGGCAAATCTGGATGTTCTAGGACTGGCTGCCACTTTTCCTGTAAGTTTTCAGTAAGATACATTTTTATCTCTCCTATATTTACTAATTGTTAAAAACATTAATTCTATCTATTGATAGCCTTAAGGTTCTTAGATATTGCGGCTGTATATGCAGCCATAGCATCCGAACTTGCTTCAACAGCAGGTTCATTCGCCGCCACAGAATCAACAGAATTTTCTTCTATTACTTCTGATTTTGTTTTAGGGAAATAAGATTCTTTAATAGTCTCTAATTTTTCCTTAAACTTTTCAGCACTATCGAACTCAACATTCTCAGCCATAGAGATAAACTTCTCTGTTTCTGTATCTGTTAAATCTTCAGATACTTCAGCGATTGTTTCTCTCTTATTTAACTCAGAAACTTCCTTAGTTAGATTTACATTCTTTTCAATCTGTTCGTTAAGTTTTGATTCTAAGTCTTTTGTTTGATTTGTTAAGTCGTCAAGCACATTGTACTTTTCTTCTGGAACATCAATGTAATGTTCTTTGAATAAAGATTTAAGACCAGTAATGAAATCTTCAGCGATTTCGGTACGAATACCTCTTTCTACTGCGAGTTCATTTTCTTTCATCCATTCTTCAACAACATAGTTTAGATACGAATCAACTTTTTCAGTCATCGCTTCTTTTATTGTTTCAGTTTCGTTTGAAAGTTTTTTCTCATACTGAGCCTCAAGTACTTTAACCTGTTCTTGTATTCTTGTCTTAACAGCAGTCTCAAAGATTGTTGCAGCCTTTTCTTTAAATTCTTCAGAAAGGTCTGCGTCTGTTGAAACTAATGCTTTAACATCATCAGATAGGTCAATATTCATTTCAGTAGATTCTTCTTTATCTTCAGCAATTTCTTCGCCTTCGATTTCAGCTTCTTCTTCTTTCATGCTCGCAGGTTTTTGGTCTTTTGGTAAAGATCCATCCTTTGCGTCTTTATTAACCTGGTCTGATACTTTTTTTACCTTGTCCGCAGCTGTTTGGCCATCAGGATCAGTAGGTTTAACTACTGCCTTGCCCAAATCTTCTCCGTCATTTTTAAGGTGAGTAGGTTCAGCAGGAGCTGCATCTTTATTTGCAGCGTTCGCCACTTCGTCTAACTCTTTTTTTACTTCGGTTTCAGACATTCGGTCTCTCCTTATTAAAAATTAATTAATTTTTTTCTTACTATTATTTATACAAACTACCATCTTAAACCCTACGCTTTTCAACAAAGTCCCGTAGGTTTATAATTTCTTGATGAAGTCTTTGAAGATATCTGCTTTAACTGTTGCCAATTCATGACGTTTAGTTTTTTCGATTTCTTCTTTATATAGTTCAACTTCCATACTTTTCAGCACTCCGTTGTCCCATACCCACTCTTTGCCTTCCATTATACCTTCTACGAAAGCGTCAGGCGCTGAGGGGTCTGCGACTATATCAGCCGCGGTTGCAAGATAGAAATCTTTACCCACAAGATTACGTCCTTGTGATTGTTGTATAGATCCCATACCTCTAGATGATACACCTAATACAGCACCTTCGTCAATAAGATTCTTAACGATTTTACCATATGGTGTATCCATGATTTTCGCTTCGCCAATGAAGTTTTTACCTTCAGATTTTAAACTAGTAATCATGTGTGAAACTCTTTCGAGATTCACAGTTGGTCCGTCAGGATGTCCTAACTCACCAAAAGCTCTTCTTTTATCAATAAACTCTTTTGTATATCTTCTTACTTCTCTTGCTAAAGTTTCGACAGGATAAACTCGACCATTACGGTTCTTGATATCTGCCTGCATAAAGACACCCTTAATTTTGTAATCTTTCTTGCCGTTTTTTTCTTCGGTCAAGACTTGGACATCTTCGATTGTTTCTGTAATTAGTTTCATTTCTCCACCTTCTCTTTTTTTAATTATCTTATTTCTAAGATTATTGTATAGTTATCTCCCGACACAAACCCTTTTGTTGATAATAATATATCACCTGCTGGAGATGTGTTTGCTGTTAATGTTGCGTTATTAGGTATACTATTACCAGCAACAAAGTAATCATGAAAACCTGTGCCTGAGAAAAATCCTATCGTTGCATTAGCAGCACTTGTTCCACTACCTGCCCATAATAATTCTACACCAGATTTACCATTTGTAGTATTTACAGCCCAATATATTTTTGCTAAAACTCTTTCTGCGTTCTCTGACATAAAATTCAAAGCACTAGCATCCATTTTTGTTACAAGTGTTTCGCCAGAACCATCACTAATATTAGTGAACTTCATAACTGTTTTAACACCAACTGTATCTACAATAGTTTGTGATGTAACTACATCTGCCATTTTAGTTTCTCCTAAATTCTGTAATCAACAAATAACTTTCAACATTCGAATCAGTTGTTAGTTTTATTTGTTTATCATTTCCAAATTTTAACTGATCTGGTCGTAAACCATATTTACCATTACCAGTTAAACTCAAATCATCTGTTTCACTTTCAGCACTAAACTTTAAAGTTCCTGTGCCTTTAATCTGATAATAACATTCAATCAAATTTATTTTTGATTCGTTATTACCACTCGTTAATTTTTCAGCGTCAACCACGATTTGATCTTCTTCGTTACCGATACCCTTCGATTGCACTATGTACTTCGAAGTGGTATCAACAACCTTAGTGTTCGTAATTGTCATAGAAAATCCTATGCAGTAAATGCTTCGTCTTTTCTTAACTCGATAATTACACTACCAGAAGTTCCAAAAGCACTTAACTCTAGGTCTCCTGAAGTTGCACCAGTATTTGTTGCGTTGTTTTCAATTTTACCAGCTGTGCCATCATAGTGTCCTGTTCCAGCAAGTTGAATTGCCACAGTATCAGATGACGCACCTTTAAATTGTATCTGTACATGACCTGTATTGTCATCAGCAGTACCTTGCACTAACTGCCACCATATTCTAGTGATATCTAGTTTTGCACCATTAGCGTGACCTGCTAAACCACTTGCGTCAAGTATGTTTGAGTTAGCAGTAGTGTTATCATCCATATTTACCAGAACAGTAACTTTACCACCTTGAGCACCGCCACCAGATGATAACGCTGTATCTTTAAGTGTTCTTGTACTAATTGCCATTTTGTTTTCCTTACTTTATTGTTTCGTTATCAAAATAATCTTCTATATCAGATACTTTGACCCCTTGTTTTCTTGCCACCTGATTAATAATACCTTCAATCTTACCTAAAAGAGGATCAGGTGCTTTATCAATCATGCTGTAAACATCTCGAACTGCTGATTTTAACTTCGGAGATAATTTCTTAAACTCTTTAGTTCCTTCAGGTCCAATATACCTGCGCTCATTTACTTCAGTTTTAAACTTCTGAAACGTCAGGCTGTTCATTTGATTCCTCATCATTATCTATTTCAATAGATTGTTCAGGAGAATCCTGTTCAACAGGTTCTTCATCTTGAGGTTTATCACTCAACTGAGCATTTTGTTCTAAATCCTCTGTTTCATGAGCTGCGTTCAACCAATCATTTGCAACAGTCATTCTTTTATCATCTAAAGCACTACCTATCTTATCAGATAAAGCACTTTTAAATGCGTCTTGAGCGGCAATATTATCACCGTCTGCAAGTGAATCAACCATTGTTTTTACATTATCATTTGACATAATTAATTATCTCCTATATTTATATCGGTATCCTCGTTATCATCCTGCATATCTTGTCCTTCAGGAGCAGCAATAATACCTTGTTTAATCTCGTTTCGAATCTGACCATCTATCTCGATAATATCTTCATCACTTTGTCTTAATACATTCTTTCTAACGTATTCGACAGAAAAGTATTTACCGACATAAGGACTTACTTCATTTGCAAGATTTAATCTTTCTCTTAATATTTCTGCGTTTTTTAACTCAGAAAAATATCCATCTCTTAAATAATCATACTGTATATGTTCTTTAATACTAGACCAATCTTCAATAGTCATAATACCTTTTAGAACTAATTGTGTTTTTAATACATCATGAAATAATTGAGTGAATCTTTTTCTTAATCTTTGAACAAACTTAGTAAATTTAAGTTCGTCTCTTGTAATCTCAGCTGCTCTACCCATATTGAAACCGTTTTCTGATTCCATTCTAGAGATAGGAACATTGAGAGATTTGTATAACTTCTTTTGAAAATATTGTACGTCTGCAATCTCGCCAAGATTTTGACCACCTGCAAGTGTAGAAACTTCAGTACCTTTTGCACCTTCTCTACGAGGTAACCAAAAATCTTCGAGCATAGACATATGTTTTCTGTCATCTCTAATCTCACCAGTAGAAGCGTCATAGACAAGTTTGTTTCTATATCTTGCCATAACATCTCTAAGGTATTGTTCTGCTTTTACTTTTGGTAAATTACCTACATCAACATAGAATATTCTTCTTTCAGGTGCTCTTACTATTCTGTAAATAACAACAGCATCTTCAATCATTCTTAATTGATTAACAGGTTTTATTGCCTTATGTAAATGACCCATAACCATATTTTTAGTCTGGTCAATAATACCAGATGTAACATAAGTTATTGAATCAGTAGATATTTTAAGACCAGCATTTGAGTTTGCTGATGACATTCCTTTTTCATTATAGACAAACCACTCTGCGGTCTTTTCTATAATCTCTATACCTTTTGCACTTTTTGTATCTCTTTTCTTTGTTACCTCACGAACTTTTTTAATCTTTCGTGGGTCGATATATCTAATTTCTGTGAGTCCTTTTCTTGGACTAGTTGGATCTATAACTTTATGAAAGTAAATACGACCATCGATATAGAATCTTTTAAATATATCATGACCTTTTTCATCAAAGTTAAGTAAACTCATAACTTCATCAAATTCGTTACGAATTTTTGTTTTGATATTCTCCGAAACTGCTAGTTTATCTAGCGATATTGAGACTGACTGATCTCTATCGTCTGAGACAATAACTTCATTGATGATATCTTCAATTGCCATATCACATTCAGGGTGTTGGGCAACTTCTCTATATCTTTTAATTAAGTCAACATCATTCTTGGCAGTAACCTCCATATCGAGGTATTGACCAAAGTAGCCGCCTGCTGATATGGTGGTTGTGCCATCATCAGGAGAAGGCACCGTGAAGGCTTGTTTTGCTTCAGCGGGCTTCTCCCTTTCATCTGATTGTCTCGTTATTTGGAAGCCAAGTAATTGTACCATATTATATTTTCCTTATAACTTATTATTATTATGTAGTAGTATCTGTTTCAAAATACTGATATGTAAATGAACAGCTGAACTCCTCAATGGTATTATTAGTACCATAGTTTAGAGCAATATCATCTAGAGCAGTTGGGAATGCACCTCTTAAAGTATAAGATTTAAGAGTACTTCCGTTTCTATCTAAATGATCTACGAATATATCAACTTGATAATCTGAAGGATTAGTTAACCCCTCGTTATCAGTCATATTATTCATCCCGTTCATCCATCTTTCTAGACCTCTGTAAATTAAGAAGTCTGTATCATTTAATACAGTAATAGACCATGGATTAAATGTTCTATCGCCGACTAAGTTTAGTATTCTGCCTCTGAAGTTTACAGGAACAGTACCAAGATTTTGTCCAGGTATTGATGTAGCATTACATAAGAATGCTAATGTTGCTGTTTCTCCACCAACTGCTGAGTATCCAGGAAAAGGTAAAGTTACCTTAAACTGATTAGCTCTTGCGCCACCGCCTTTTAGTCGGGCTTTAAAGTCATTTATATTTGCCATTGTTTATCCCTCCTATGCGCCTGCTACTTCAGAAAAGGCAACACCTGTTCTTGTAGCAATAAAGTTAAGTTGAATGAAGTTAATAGAACGAGCAGGTTTAACAAAAATGTCAGCTCTAAATTCGTTTCTATCTATAACATCTCCAGTATTATTTGAATCATCACAAACAACACTAAAGTCTGTAATACCTCTTCTGCCTTGTATATCTCTTAGGAATGGTTCTACAAGATTTCTAAAT